AGGTTGAGTAACCGCGTTTTCATCTCTAATAAAGATAGTACCTCTATCAATTGAACCAGTTTGAATACCTAAAGCAGTATCAGGAACATCTTGTAAACCATTATTATATAATAAACGTGGTTTAAATTGAATTGGTTTAAACTCTCTATTATCAGTTACTGTACAAAGATGAGGTACAACAAATGTTCTACCATTAGGGACACCTGTAACAGGAGTAGCAGCAAATACTTTACCAACTCGTCTTTCACCTTCAGCTAAATCACTATCTGAGGTAAATGTGTAAGAACCATATATTGATCCTTTATTTTTAATACTGTATTGGTTTAGTACATCATTATCCTCCTCGTCACTAAAAATAATTGTACGAGGTTGTTCTACAATTGGATGTGAGATCTCAAATCGCTCACTTCTATCTACTTTATCAGTAAAGTCCTTAGAAACACCAGAATCAATCCAATCTTGATATGGTTCTATTCTAATTAAGTTTCTACTATTAGGGACTGGTTCAACTACTAGATTAAATTTCTCAATTAATCCCTGTAAAAAATCTAATGCTTTTAAATTATCAGGGAATTGTTCTCCCATATCAACATTAGCACCTAATTCTGATGGTGGTCCCTTAACTTGGAAATATGTTTGATATCCGTTAGGTAAATAAGATGGTTTTCCTATTTCATTGCGAATCGTTATTGATTTGCCAACCGGAGCAATTTCTACCTCAAGATAATCTCCAGCTAATAGTGCAATCGCTCCATCTAATATTGCTGAACCTGTAGCAGGTATATTATAGTAGAATTGTGAATCAACTATATTACCACCATTTTTTCTTAATAGGATAGTAACAGTATTTTGATTTGAAGGAGCCCACGCTAATGTTAGGTAGTTTACATTAATTTGATATTGGTAAGTACCCTCAGTATCTGCTGTGTACCTATCATTTACTAAACTAAAGTTATTTGAATTATCTACTACCTCATTATCAAATTCTACTTTAGCGATATTGCCTGCTGGGATAGTTTGTGAACCAGATTCATTATAAGCCCAAGCTGATTGCGATATAGGAGATGTGTTATTAGGACCTAAATTATCGTTAGCGGTAGTTAAAACATATAAATCCTCAAAATACTCAGTATTAAAGAATGATGAGGTATACTCGTATGATGATCCTGAAAATATTACATCAACTACATCTTTTGCTCTAATTGCTGGTTTAAAGTCAATTAAGCGTAATGGTGATTCGTAGTTATCAATTGTATTTGAACCTGTAGAATTGAACGCAGCAAATGCAAAATCAGGGGCTGTTGGATCGCCCTCTGGTTTACCATAGTTTACGAACGGATAAACAATTGCACCACCTTTTAATCCACCACCCCAAGATTGAGATATGTTAGCATAAGTGAAATTGTGATCGTATGCTGAAAAATCTAATTGATTAAGGTAAACATTCTGTATTTCAAACTTAAAATCAACTGTCTCGTTTACAACTATTACATTGTATAAGGTATTATATCCTTCTGGGTCAGTAACAATGTTTTTAATGTATAGTTTGCCCTTAAATACTTCAGCACCCTTTAATAGTACTTGACATTCAATTGAATTTTGTAGGGCAACTGATCCTTCAACTCCTAAGTTATACAAATTACCAAAGAATTGGTTTGTCTCATTATTTCCAGGTAGTGAAAATTCTTGAGATGAGATACCATAAACGTCTCCAATTGTAGCATTTTCAATTGCGGAGATGTCTAATTTAAGGTCAACTTGTTCTTGAACTTGAATATCCTGAACAACATTATCTTCATTTGTACAACGTAAAATTATCATATTCTTGGGTTAATCTGGTTAGCTACCTGGAATTGTATTGTGTACTGAAATAATGGAGTACGTGGATTTGTTTTTTCAGTTACGTCTGCTGAGGTAATTACTGCTGGGTAGAAATCATCTCCATCTTGATAATATACATTAGCTGAGAAGAATAATTCTTTTAACCAATCAGCTGTATCTTGATCTAACCAATCAGTATTAGCTACTTGTGTTTGGATAGGTTTATTGTAGTAATTAACTGTACCTCTGCGTTGTTCATTATACGTTACAGGGGTATTATCTCCAAATGGTACAAACGATTGTTCGTAAGTAGATCTTTCTATAGTAAATGCTTTATCTACCTGTAAAGTAAATGTAAAGTAATCCCAAACACCAAATTCATTTTTCCAAGCAAATCTAGCACCTGGGTATGAACAGTAAGCATCTTGTTTTTCGTATCTTCTTTGAACAAACCAACTCCCAGTATTCCAAGCACCAGATAAACCTCCTAAAGGTGGGTAAATGTACAAATCATAGTATGACCAAGAAGAAGATATATTAGTAATTTGTTCTAAGTTAGCTACACCAACCCCTAAGTACATTAATTGTGAACCTGAAGTTTGTGAACTTGATATATTAAAAAAATCTTGGAATGATGTTGTTCTTGGAAAACCACCGTTAGCGGTGGTATTAGCTTGATTTATACTTTGAATTAAACTACCAGTACTATCATAAAAGAACCACTGAGCCATAAACATATCTTGGGCATTAGCTGAAATGCCTGAGCCTGTAGCATTGTCAAAATTCCCATTAAAAAACGCGATAGTTTCATATTCCGATGTCTGTATTGACTTAGTGAGAGGAGCATTAGTTAACGCAACATTTGCCTGAGTTACACTACCAGAACCAGCTGTAGTTCGTGGCACATAATAAGAAGATGAATTAAAATTCCAATTTACTTTATCATTAGGATCTACCAATCCGTTTGCAATGTAAATGTAATTTGAAGCTGATACAGCAGGTGAACCTGTAATATTGGCATTACCCGTATAAAGTGTTACTGATGAAGAAACTGATGTACCATATTGCTCACCAAAACGAATATTAAAACGTTTTGCTGCATTAGAAGAAGTAGCAAACAAAGGAATTTTCCATACTTCATCCTCACCAAGGTAATTGTTTATAATAGAGCCAAAATCAAATACTGCACGAGCATTAGGGTTTGGTTGTTGCTTTACTCTTTGCAATACTGTATTTGAACCACTGTAGGTCAAATCAGCAACAAACTGGAATTGTGATTGAGTCACCTGTGAGGAAGTAACACTAAAGACCAACGTATTGTTGGCCATGTTAGGTGTTGTAGGTGATTGTTGAATTAAAATTGCCATTATACTTTTTTAAGATAAGGTGATGATTCTAAAATTATTGTTACATCGGTTTCTGCGTCTACTCCTATTGCTTCGTTTGCTCTCCTTTCAAAATATTCTTCACCAAACTTAATTGCTGGTTGAATAAATGGGTAAGCACGTTTACGTTGCCCTTTTTTAGCTATTTTTTTTGCTATTGCAAATGAAAACTGTTCTATAGTCACACCTGAAGGTGTAGAGATTGATTTACGTCTTAACCAATCTCGAATTGGTTTTACTGGTGGTTGTTTACCTGGACCTCTATTATCAATACCTTGATCAACTAGTTCAGCATACCAAGCTTTAATTTCTAATACTGTTTCTAAATTACCCCTTTCATTTGGTTCTTCAGGAGTACTAACACCAATTGAACGAAGTAAATTACCAGAGGCAACAGATTTATTACGGCGAAGATTTTCAATCATCTTGCCCTTAATAATCTGGCCAGTTTGTTTTTGTAATTTAGTTAATTCTTTAAATTCGTTCATCGTATTTTATATGACTTGGTCTGTTGTTGTTTTAGTGCTTTTTGTTCTTGTAGTGCTTTATCTCTTTCAAATGACAAGAAATTAAATACGAATGGTATTTTTAAATCTGTAATAGTTTTGTCTCCAGTGAAGTTAAGGATGGAACTCTTCGAGAGGAAATGAAGAGTGGTAAACCACCCCCAGTGTCTTGCAAAATTGTTTCCTTCGCTAAACTCATCATCTCCTTCATCGATAGGTTTTTCTGGGAAGATGTCTTTATGCCTTTTAAGGAGAGAGTTGCGACTTGCAAAAAAAAACCTAATGCACCCAAAGCAAATCCAGCTGGTAAATGTTTTAATTTTTCAGCGTGTTCAAAACGTTTTTCAGTATCGTATTTTTCTATCTCGTAGTATTTAAAAATATCTTCTGCTTGACCTTTAAGTACGCTAACCCCATGATCTAGAGCCCATCTAAATGAATTAAAATTTTCTTTAATAATAGGTCGGTATAATATTGCTAGTATTTCTTCGATATTATCCGTTTGTTTTTTGCATAACATCTCCAAGTCAACGTATTCACCGAGTGTCATTTTAGCAAGCGATTTAAACCCGTATTTTACACCATTAAGTTCAATTATAGGAAAAAATTGGTTTTTAACATCTAATAAATTTGTAATTACATCTGAATAAATTTGTAGTATATTGCTTGAGGGTAACTCACGTATCTCATTCTCAGTTTTATCTGATACTATACTTAAAATCTTAATCATACGATCTAAGTCTGAAAGATGCTCATACGATTGGATTTGTTTAAGTTGGTAAATACTTAAATAATCAGGGATTGTAATTTCGAAATTCATAACTTATCCGTTTTGTGCTAGTGAAGGATATGCACAATAATCAAGTACGAAAGTGTCATTATGATTTACTGTAGCTACCCACCCATATGCTCTATCATTAAATGCTTCATCTACAGGTACAATATTATTTAGAGTAAGCCATTCAGTTTGTTGTACGTCACCTAAGTTAAACCAAGCAATCAAATCATAAATGTATTGTTCAGTATCGGATTTGATTTTTAGAGGTGATGCATCTGATAACTTAGGTATATCCAATGAGTACATTTCAAACGTTAACTGTCTTGTTCCTGAAATACCGTTTTCATTAAGTACAATACCAGTTGAGGTAATTGGACGTAAGAATATGTAAGGATATTTTATATTTTGAGATGATGCATCCAAGTAGTCAAGTGAACCCTCAGCAAACGCTTTAATTGCTAAGTGTGCGTCACAAGCTGCTTGGAACTCTTCAACTACTTCTTTGTATGTCTTCATAGTCCTGGTTCTGCCTCAAATAATGGAGTTTCTGGTTTTGATTTACCTTTAGTACCTGTTTTTTCTACTATTAAATCACCATTCAAGGTTGAAGTAACTACTTGCTTTGGGATCATCAACATTGCAGCTATTTGGTTATCATTGTAACCATCTAGGTGTAAGTTTTTAATTGTGTCGATTTCGTGTTGTGTCATAATTTAAATTATTATGTTATGTGGTAATAAATACGTTGTGTGTCTATTTTAGTCTCTAAAAAAAACCCCTCTTACGAAATGTCACCAACGTAAAAGGGGAAAAAACAAGAGATGGAGTAAGGAGAATACTTTGTTTTTATTTCAAATCAAATCAATCAGGTATAATATATGAAGCCCCTTTCGGGGCTCCAAACTTAAGTACAAACGTAAGGTGAAAAAACTACTTAAGTATTATTTTTCTTCCTCAATAATAACATTAAACGAACCCATAATACAGAAGCTAGTGTTATTGTCCATATAATTGATTTCTACACCTTCAGAACCGAAGCGTGTTTGTGGGCGTGATGATGAGATGAACGTACGCATTACATCTCCTTTTGTTGATACTAATTGTGTCTTAAACATAACTTAAATTCCTAAAAACTTATTTGAAACGTGGGTAGCACCCGCAGCATAAAATCTATTTGTGTTTGCTGTAAATACCTTAGCTAACATTTGGTTAAAAATACCTTTGTCACGAACGTCTTTAATAGCACGTTTTACTTTATCTAAGTTACCTTTAATATCGCGGTGAACAGATATACTACCATTAATTCCTTTAGAACCAATGAATGTGTAGGTAACAATGTTTTCTCCATTTGTAATTTCAATGGATTGGGCACCTTCTGGAATTTGGTGTCCGTTTACTTCTTTTAAGAATTTGTAATTTGTCATAACTTTTATTTTTGTCCTTTGTTGTTTTTGTTTTTATTATACGTGAATATACGACTGAGGGGTGGGGTAACCACCCCCCTCGCAAATTACTTTTCCTGAAGTGCTTTTGCTATTTCATTTAAAGCATCTACTAACGTACCACTCCATACCTGTCCTACGTTAAGGTAGCTGATTTCAGTGTTTAGTTGTTCTACTTGTTCTGTTAGTGCTTCTATCGCCTTAACAAGTTCTTGGTTTTGATTTTTGTTTTCCATCGTTTCCTTTGTTTTTAATTATACCGAAATATACGATGGGATATCTGTATATCCAAGTTTACTTTACTGGAATGTACGTGTATTGTGATTGTTCCTCTACTGGTAGGAATGATTGTTGGCCAAAACAACGTTCGTATACTTGTTTGATTAAATGTTCAGCCTCACCTGATTCCATCATTAATTGGGTTACTTGCTGGGCAAATTCAGTGTTTGAATCACACCCAAAACGTACCCATTTCTCATCATAATTAGGTAGGATAAAGATATGGAATGTTTCTTTCTTACCTATAATTTTAGCAACTAATGCTTTAGAATCTACTGCTGTGCCATTGTATTGTTTTACAATCTCCACATCAT